TATACAGGAGGATACTGAATTCTTCTACACTCTCCTAGCAGATATTGAAGACGATTCATCTTGGGAATCTATTGATGACATGGACTCAGAGTTTATCGCCTTATTATCTGAGACCCAAAAACAAGAATTAATAGAAGCATTTAACAAATCTAAAAACATATGATAACTACAGAATTTAAAACACTAATGTCAGAGACAGGTCATGCCTCAGACGATTGCCTTATCTGGTCACAACAAGACATGAGAAATGCCATCGAATGGAAATTAGACCCCGAGCAAAATGTAAAACTCACCGATGCTCGATGCAAACAATTGCTAGATGAATTCTTTATGGACTATGGCGATTCAATTGTATCAGAGATACACGAACTTATGTCAGCTTATGTATCAGAAAGAATGCACGAAAACAGTTTAACCTCAGAAACTAACTAAAAATAACTATGGGACAATATTATTATGCAGTCATCTTGAATGACAACAAAACAACAATTAAACATTGGATGTATTCACACGATTATGCTAGTGGATTAAAACTAATGGAACACTCTTGGATTAAAAATCCATTCGTATTAACCTTTGAAACTCTATTAGATGAGACACCCCAAAGAGTAGTATGGGCTGGTGATTATGCTGATCAATGTAAAAGACGCAAGACCAATGTACACGATCGATGCTTGGACTCGACTAAGGTTCGCCCATGGGTCAAAGAAAACTTCTATCGTTATGTTGTTAATCACTCAAAAGGTTTATTCATAGACAAAAAAGAAATACCAGAAGTTGATGGGTGGAAAATTCATCCTTTGCCTCTTATGACTTGTGAAGGTAATGGCAGAGGGGGTGGAGACTATCGCACAGAACATAATGATTTAATTGGTTCTTGGGCTAGAGATGTAATATCTGTTAGTAATACCAAGCCAAAAAATATGTCTAAAATAATCTTTAATCTAACCGAACAATAAACTATGAACTTATATCAAATTAAAACGACCGCTTACAATGAGGAGGATATGCTCCTTGTATCTGATGCACCTGATGATGCAATCGAGAGAATCTTAGAACCTATGATTCATGCAGAACGACATGAGGACAAATGGTTTGATCACGATGACTACCTTAGAGCCTTAGAAACTGCACTACCTCAATTCTCTTTCTTTTATTACACCGAACCACACGTTATAGAACTATGAACAAAGCAACTATCATCAAACAATTACAAAAAAAGTACCCCAAAATGTTAATCATGGCCGATGGCAATGGATGGACAGAGAACTCACCCGATTGTTTCTCCGTCTCAGCGGAAGAACCAGTCATGGATTCACGTGGGTATGATATGTTCAATTACTGGACAGAAGACTATAAGTACTACGACCTAGGTGTAAGCACAGAGTTGGTCGCCTTCCTTGAAAAGAACGGATGGTTTGCTCAGTGGGTAAATCCCGGGGTCATAGGAATATATAAAGATTAGTGAATTATTTTGTTTATTACATTTTTTTACTACATTTGCACACAGAACCAACATTAAACCAACAATATGGACTTAGGATTTTATATCACCAAACTTAGAGAGGAGCACCAGATGGCTCTTCCATTATGCCTTATGTGGACGGCTGAGGATGTCATCATGAAACTACCTGATTGGGCTGTCGAAACAGAGGAATCGTGTATGCGTATTTTAGACGATGCTCTCGTGGAGAATGAGGATCAGATCATAGAACTCATCAGTAATATACTAAACGAACACATTAATAAACTTTATAAATGATTGAAGAAATTATAAGCAATGGAGAGTACAGGGCACCCCTGTTTGACAAGACTAAGAGGCTCGAGCAGTATGCTGTCACCTTACCTGTGGAAATCCGCAATGAGGTGGATGGTATCGACATTAAACAATTTATCACCAATGGCATTCTAGATTTTATGAATCACTATGCCAATGAGCCTTACAAAGATAAGATTTGGATATGGGCTCATGCTCTTGAATCTTTCATCACCATTGAGGGGTTTGTCAATACGGATGATGAAGATCAGGCTAAGGATTTAACCGAAGCCTTTGGTTACGATTGTTATTTTGATTTGGTAGAAGATGAAACTATCTATATCTGAGACCGATGACTTAGTGTTCAAAGACATTCAGGTACCAGAAGAGGCGTACCTATTGTACTGCGATAAATTTCACAATGAGTTGGACGCTATCAATCTCCTTGAATTTAGAATTGATGGTATGCTACGCAAACAAAGGAGACTTCTTTACAAATCTAACACACGTAAGAAAAAGACAATCACTGTGGGGATTAATCCTTACTTGCTCCCCTTACTAGAAACTTATTGTGCCGTCAATGGATTATCATTGGGTGAGTACTTAACAAAGATTATGAAATGGACAAGAAAAAGAAAGCAGTAGGTTACATCCGTGTATCAACAGATATGCAAGCAGATAAGGGTACATCTTTGGATAACCAAATTGCACGCATCCAAGAGTATGCTAGACTTAAGGGTTTTATACTGGAAAATATTTATGAGGATGCTGGGTATAGTGGAAAAAACACCAAGAGACCAGGCTTTCAATCGATGTTTAGTCGACTAAGAAAGGGAGGTGTAGATGCGGTTATCGTATGGCACTCAACACGTTTCGCCCGTAACCTTAAGGATAACATTGTACACATGGCAGAACTTGAGCAGAGAAAGATTAAGTTCTTCTCTATCGAGGAACCCGAGATGTCAGGCTCATCAGGTAAGGCTATGCGTAACTTGATGGCCGTATTTGCTGAGTATCAATCGGATGTTACTGGTGATCACACACGCTCAGTTAAGGCCAACTTAAAAAAGAATCTTAAGACATACTGTGGCAATGCCCCCTTAGGATTCCGTAATCAGGATGGGAAATTAGTAGTAGTGCAGGAGGATATGGAGACCGTCCAATATATAATGGGTCTCAGAGCACAAGGAATCAGTTATAATAAAATCGCAAAGGAAATAAATGAGAAACGAAAAGGAAATAAAGGAGGTAAGTTCTACGCCATCACGATCAGTAAGGTGTGTAGTAATCCCATCTACGCTATTGTTAACGAAACAAAATGAGGAATCACTAGAATCTATATTAGAAACAATCGAGGAGGTAACTGGTGTAGCACCAGAATTGTATATGGCTACCAAGACTAGGACAACACCTCATGTTACTCTTAGACAGGTAACAGCTTACTGCCTGAAAGAGTACACCAATATCACCCTAAAAGATATCGGTATAATCCAAGGTTATCGGGATCACTCAACAATTATACACTCTCTTAAGACAGTCGCATCGTGGATGGAAGGTGCCCCGGGCTTTGGTTACGAGAAGAAATTAGTCGAATCAATAATGAAGACATATGGAGAAAAATGTAAAGTTGCTATTTGAACACCTACTAGAGAGGCTACACGGCCCAGCATGGAAGACAAGGGAGCCAGAGATTGCTCTTTTACTTAAGCGGAGTGCACTATTTGAACCGCCAAGTATTGAGGAGGTTGAACAGTACTTACGTAGTATGAAGGCCCGAGACCCAAAGGGTAACGCTGAGAAATGGCACAACTTCTACGAAAGTAAGGGATGGATGATCGGCAAGAATAAAATGAAGAATTGGAAATCAGCAGTGAACACATGGAAATTTGAAAAAGATAATAACTTAATCATATGAAAATCAAGGTAGACCAGGACATGAATGTCCACATCGTTAATGAGAAATGGAGATATGTAACTATCATCATCGCATTCGCAAGTTTAATAGGATCAATTATTTATTTGGCACAACAAGAAGAAAATATCAAAATTATTTATAGGCACTGGGTCTCAGTGCCAGAAGATGATTTGCCAATCAAAGAAGAAGCGTGGGTCACCTACTTAGTTCAGCAGGGATGTGTACTACCTAATATTTGTATAGCCCAGGCTAAGGTGGAGAGTGGATTCTGTAAGAGTCATGTAGCCCGTAAGGCCCACAACCCATTCGGTATTACTTATCATAAGTGTAAGTATGTAGAGGGTAAGCATGGTGTGTACGCTAAGTATAAGACTTGGAAAGATGCTATCAATTGCTACATCCACATTCAAGATAATTATCTCCGTAATATTGATGGGAGATACGCAACAGATCCAAATTATGTCAAAGCAATCAGAAAAATTCAATAATTATTTATTCATTTGTATTATAATTGTAACCCCCATTTTAATCTACCATGCTACAGAAACTATTTGTAAAAATATTCAGAAACGTTTGGAATCCAAACAGTATGATCCAAGAAGCCAAACCTTACGTTTTTGAATATGATCGCCCGATACCAAACTTTAATGAGTACACAGAAAACTTAATCAAACATAAATTCAGCTATGAGCCCCAACGATGTACAAACCCTAATGACCTTACTGCAACGCCTACAAAGAGAGGTGGACGAGTTAAAGGTAGAAGTTAAACGCCTTGAAAAAGAACTAGAAAAGTATGAAAGCAATTCTTGAATTCAATCTTCCAGAAGATCAATTAGAATTTGACCTGATGAGTAAAGCATCTAAGTGGTATAATCTAGCATGGGAATTAGACCAGCACTTACGGTCTCAGACCAAGTACGCCTCCGATACTATGCCTGATGAGTACTACAAAGGGCTCAAGGATACACGAAATAAGTTGTATGAGATACTTTTAGAAGAAGGTTTATCATTTGACTAATGACAAAAAAAGCAGTTGTAGTCCGGGCCTGGGTCAATATGGTGCCCAAGTGGCGAGTATACTTCGACCAGGAATTGATTGCCACCTACGAGCAAGAGCAATGGGCTCAAGACTTTGTCAATTATTTAAATGAGAACTATTAAAAAAGAAAAACAATGAGCAACAATAAACAACAAAATGCAGTGGGCTTATTAATAGAACAAGCCCATAAAGAATGGGGTGAATACAAAAAAACTATGACAAACAATAAACAACAAACGGCAGTAGAGTTATTCATTGAAGAACTTGAATACAAGGGAGATTTGCGAGAAACTCCATCAATTAGAAACATTCAATTAAACATTGATACATCTGATTATATGGAATTGAAAGTACAAGCCCAAGAAATGGAAAAACAGCAAAAGCAAATAAGTTATGCCGAAGGTTATTCTGAAGGTTATAAACGGGCATTGGATTACATGACCATGTCAATTAAAAACGCAATCCAAACAAAAGAGCCCAAATGAAATGTTACAAGACAATGTCTACAGATTAGTCTTGCTTCTTATGTACATTGGCTTTATATTTGCCGTTTACTATAGTTCAATCTTCCAGTCATTAATAGTAATAGCAACTCTCATAGCCGTAACACATATAGCATACAAACTCATAAAATGAACGCAGATAAATTAATTAAAATAGGAATAGACCTTAGAAATAAATGGAGCGGAGAAGTTAAGACTACCTGTCCTAAGTGTGCCCACCAAAGGAAGAAGAAGAATGATCCATCCTTAGGCGTTAATATAGACGAAGGGGTATGGAAGTGTCACCACTGTAATTGGAGTGGCTCTGTGAACCAGTATGTGCGTCCAGAAAGCCGTCCCTTAGTTAAGACCGAGGGCATATTCTCCTATTTCACAAAAAGGGGAATAAAAACTGAGACCGTAACTGAGTTTAAAGTGAGCGAGGGGGCTGAGTGGATGCCTCAAGACCAGAAGGAGCATAAAGTAATTTGCTTTAATTACTTTCTAGAGGATGATCTAATTAATATTAAGTTCAAGACCTCGGACAAAATGTTCAAGATGGTTAAGGATGCGATGAAGATTCCTTATAACATCGACTCCGTCAAGAATCAAAACTATGTAATCATCTCAGAAGGGGAGGAAGAATGTATGGTGTGGCACCAGTGTGGTTACCATTCCGTAGTATCTGTACCCAATGGGGCTAGTAAGAATAATAATAATCTCGAGTGGTTGGATCGTGTGTACGATATGTTTGAGGGTAAGATTATTTACTTGGCTACTGATAACGATGAGCCAGGACGTAAATTGTCTGAGGACTTAGCTCGCAGATTTGATGCCTCAGATATTCGCATCATTCGATTCCCGGAAGGACAGAAGGATGCCAATGATTGCTTAAAAGCCTATGGCCCTGACTTTGTTAAGCGTTTGTATGCTGATGCAGAACACTTGCCGGTAGCTGAGATTTCCTCGGCATCTGATTATATGTCCTTGATTGAGTCCTACCATGAT